CCTCCGAAGTCATCTACGAAAGTGATATTAACCGTGTCACCGATGGCTAGTCCGTGACCGTCCTTGTTGATCTGGACGTTGATGAACGCTCCGCTGGAGTACGACGCGGTGCTGAAAGTAGCCGCCGACGGGGTTTCTACGTTGCTGTTAGAAGGGTAGGTGTCCACGGACTCCCAAGCCTTGTTGATGAAGTTATAAACCAGCGTGACGTTATTACGGGTGCTGGAGTCAAGCGGGACTGATAGGTAGTAGCGGTTCTCCCAGTACGTCGCCACGGCGGAGCTCACGGCGTTGTAATTGATACGGGAGATGACGTCGTTGATCGGGGCGGACAGCGGCTCGGCTAGGGTAAGCAGGCGCATGCCTTCGGGGGTGTTCGCCGCGCCATTACCAGCACCGGCAGGGTTCAGCATATACACGCCGTTATCCGAGAGGAAGATGATACCGCCGCCAGCCTGGACGATAGACCCCTTAGCGATGCAGCCGATATCGGTGGCGAGAGACTTGATGTAGGAGTTGTTCTCTTGGGCGGCATCCCCGGAAGCGTTAGCACCTACGCCGGCAGAGGCGTAGAAGATGCTGTTACGCATGAAGATGACGAACTCGTTCAGAGTCCAGGGGGTGATGGCAACGATGCTGTCATTACTGCCGTCGTTGATTGTAAAGACATCTAGGGCAGACCAGTGGTTGTCCTGAAGGTAATGGCTGACCTCGATAGTATTCCTGTCTGTCTGTACGATGTGACGATTGCCGTAGTAGATGGCGTGTCGGCTTTCGGGGTAATTGTGGTGCGTAGAAACACCGGGGACGGCAATGGTAGTAGCCCCATCCCATCGAAGCACAGACTTATTGAAACCGCGCAGGATGTACACATAGCCGATGCCAGTCGCCTGATAGAGCTGAACCTCGTCCGCAGGGCCGATGAAGTTCGTGGCGTTATAGGTGGCAGTCCCGGTGCTGACAGGGCGAGATGCCGGGATGGAGTAAGTGAACGTGTTCGTCGTGACGGCGGTGATCGTGACGACGCCTCCGTAACCAGCGACAGAGGTATTGACGTAGAGCTGCGTTCCGTTCGTCAGGCCATGCGCAGCCTTGGTAGTCGTGACGGTCGAGCCAGTGCTAGCGTAGGTGGCACCCGAGACGAGGCCGGGGAAGTTCACCTTGAACGAGGTCGTCTCGGTGTCAGGGTTGAACGTGTACAGTCCGTCGGCCACGCAGACGACGATGAGCTCAGTGCCGGTCGCGGTCGTGTACGCGCAAGCGCCGTAGATAGTCTCGCCTACTAGGGCGCCAGTCGTGAGGCGTTCAGCACCCTTACGGACGGTGGCGATGCCACGATCCATGCGGATGTTCTGAGCCTTGGAGACGAAGTTCTTACCCAGATTGACCGGGTTGTCCCTGGAGTTCAAGCCGATGAACCCTTCGTCACCATCGACTGCGTACTCCTTGGGCATTACTTACTTGCCAGTGATGGAGTGCCAGACGGCCTTCAGTTTCTCGGAGTAGCGCACGCCGACATAGAGGCCGCCAAGGAACGAGAGGGAGAGGAGGAGGATCGTAAGCATATTAGGCAGGGAGAGAGATTTTGAGCCGGGTGAGTTCAGCCTTAAGTTCAGCCTCGGTGGGCTTGGAGATGACAGTCAACTTGCCGAAGTACTTTCCACCCTTGGAAAACTCACGAAGCACAAAGCACTTGCTTTCGTCAGTAAGTGCAGTCCAACCGACAGGAATAATTCTAGGTTCAATTTTCATAAAGTTTTATTCTCCAAAATATGCCGAGTAATAACCGCCGTCACCATCCCAGAAATAGTAGAGGTAATTTTCAATGTCTGTGGTTATAAGGGTCGCAGACTCCCAATAGTCTACGCCATACGAAGTCCAAGTGTAACCACCATAACCATCAGCAAGTGCCGCATATTCCGTAATATACTCAGAGTCATAATAAAATCCAGACTCAAACGGAACTTCAACTGGAGTTTGAGATGTAGGAGTTCCATCTCCTGCGTGATAAAAACCATTAGGTCTGTACTGTATGTTACTGACAGTAGACCAATCTGGAACAGTGCCGCCTCCTTCTTCGTAAATATAATCTACATCGCAAATCTGAGAAGGGTAAGTGTTGCCAGAAAGTTGAGTTACTTCAACCAATTCACCGCCTTCCGCAATCGGATAAGTTGCGCCATACACAGTAAATGCGTAGTCGCCCGGTTCATGGCCACCGCCGTTAGGATTAGACACGATAGTCCCGAACCCGGTACGGCTGGTGCCGGACGAGATGCCGAAACTGATCCTATTGAAGTCAACCCCCATTAGGCCACAGCGAAGGCGACGTGGACGGGGGTAGAGGCGTTGTCGGACAAGCAGCGGACGTGGCCGTTGTAGTTATCCAAGGAGATGCTCTCGCCAGCCTTGACCAAGAAGCCTTCAGAGCCGGACTCGGAGAAGCGCACAGTAATCGTAGCCGTAGCGTGCTGGTTCTGGATGATGACGCTGATACGGCGAGAAGGCGTAGGAGCGTGGTCAAGGATCGTGCTTGCAGAAGTACCCACAGTGAAAGTGGCGTGGGTAAACGCCCGGATGAACGGGGATGAGATGGAGATGTTCGACATAAAGTTAGTAAGTACGGATCATGTTGATACGGATGCTCTGCTTCTGTTGGCGGAAAATCTTGTCGATTTCGAGGTCGAGCATGAGCTGGGCTTCCTGCTCAGCGACCTGAGCCGCCTCAATCTGGAGCTCAGAACGCAGCCAATCGGCGTACATGCCGCGCGAGACGAACGTCCCGAAGATGTACGGGACTTCCTTTTTAGCCCACTTAGCAGGGTGAGTCGTAGGGGACTGGCCGGCGGTGGTGGCTTCCAGGCACTCCCAGAAGTCGCCGTAATGAGGCTTACCGGGAATAGGCATAGTAGTACCAGTGCCGCTTCCGCTGTCGAAGTAAGCCTGTGCACCAACTGAGTAGGCGAGGCTGGAAGTCCAGACGTCACCGAACAGTTCAGGCTTCTTGACGCGGTACTCCCCCCAGACCGTAGAAGGGTCTGAGCCGAAGACCAGCTTAACCACGCTGCCATCGTTGTAGATGCGGTAGGAGAGTGGCTGGGCTTTCGGGGTTAAAAGGGGGTCTTGGTCGTAGCAGTTCAGAACCTCGCCGGCATCGGCAGGGATCGCGGCGGTAACGGTACCAGTGGTAGCGTTCACGGTGAACTGAGCCACACGAACCAAGTCAGGCCAATCCTGGGACTCCCAGGCCATGCGAAGGCGCTGGTTAGCGAAGTCACGGAACTGGGCGAACGTCTCGTCGGAGATGTTATGCCTGTCCTGTCCAGCGAGCTGGATGCCTTCAAAGAGGATGGTGCTGAAGTTTACGGCTCTCAAGAGAGGTATCCGTCGGAGGTGAAAATTGACCCGTTGACCACTGTCCGCTTGACGCGGTTTTTAACAGCGACCTCCGGGTTGTGCTTGATGAAGTCATTCACGAACGACTTGTCATCCCAGCACTCATAGCCGAGGCGTTGGCCCCAGTAATGAAAAGCAGCAAGGGGGATTTGAGCCTTTAGCTCTCCTACCCCCTCCAGGCTCGAAGCGGCGTTCGCATGACGGAACGCTGCCTGCTGCTTAGCCTGAGAATAGGCGGCTGTTTCCTGCATCCGCCATCCGTTGAGGAGTTCCCTCTCCACCTGATTTCTCAGATGGGAGGGGATAACCTCAGCGAAGGACTGGATGATATCAGCCACCTATGTGATTAGGCGCTGAAGTCGAACTTGCCGAAGGCCAGCGGGTTGTACACGCAGAGGCCGGCGACGGCTTCGACGAGACGCGCTTCGCCACCACCAGCGTTCGGGAGCTCAGTGACTTCAGCGACGTTGCCGCCGTAGCGCACTTCGAGCATGTCGAACGGGATGATGTAGCCCGAGAAGTTGTTCTTCAGGAACAGCGACGGGTGCAGGCGGATCTGGCCGAAGTCACCTTCGAACACGTCCACGGAGCTGATGTAGGACGGCTCGGAGGAGTCGCGGGTCAGCGTGCGGATGGTGTTGTACTGGTTGGTACCAGAGGCCGAGGTCGTGAACACGAGGTTCGTGAACGCGCGCTTCAGGGTCGGGCCGACGATGGCGTCGTAGTTCTTGAACTGGCCGGTCTGGGAGTAGATGCCGGTCAGCACGTCCTGGACGACAGACTCCGTGAGGGAGGCGGTGCCGACGGTGCTGATCTGCGCGGCGGCAGGGCAGAACGAGGTAGCAGCAGCCGGGAGGTCAACGGTGTCGATGTTAGCGGCGGTGACGATCCACTTGTCCAGACCACGGGTGCGGTAGCCGACGGTGCCGTTATCGACCTGGGCGCCCTGATTGGCGCACATCGCGACTTCCATCTCGCGCTTGATGAGCGTGATGGCCTTCGAGACGTTGTTGGAGAGTTCGTCGCGGACGCCGGCGACGTTGGTAGCCGAGGACTGCGTGAGCTTCGAGACGCGGACAGCCTTGCGGAAGATCTGCACTCGGTTCGAGAGTTCGACGCGGTACTGGGTAGCACCATCGACGGTGTAGTTGTCGTAAGCAGCGACGTCAGTGCCATCGACGATCGGCGTAGGAGCCGAGGTGGACGGGAGACGGTCAGCCTGCCAGCGGAACAGGGTGTTGCCGGGTTCGGCACCCTTCTTCGCCATGGAGGTGAAGGGGGTGTCCTTAGCATCGACGAGGGCGATGAGGTTAGCGAGGTCTTCGCGCTTACCGGCGTTGACGAGGCTGCGTTCGGTGAGGAGGGCCATGATAGTATTCCTGGGTAGGGGGGGGTTA